AAAAATGTGGTAGCAATAAATTCAACTAAATAGTTATACATCGTCTATATACTATAATCAACGAAAACAATTCGATACACTTAAAATATTTTTGTGGATCCAGTCCTTTTCGCAGGAACCGTAGAACCGCTCGCACGAGTTCTCCTTAATGCGCTATTTACACTGTTAATTTCGTTGTGTGCAGTGAAAGACAATGCCTGGTTGTTAGCATTAATGCTTCCTTTGCCGATAGCATTGTTCTTCCTTCGTTCGATCACACTAGATGAGTCGCGATTTCCAAACCATTTTTTTTGACTGGTATCAGGTGTAGTTTCGGTATAAACCTCACGCGCAGAACTAAATCTACTACCATTATCAGAGGTGCTATCTTTGAGAGGCATTGCTCGGGTAGACGAGAGCGAACCATTATTCAAATTATTTTTTGTAAATATCATCATCCTATATCATATTTACATATATTTACCCATCCGTATAAAATATTTAGTTTCTGACGTTCATTAAGAAAGTCACCGACCCGTTGTGCTCGTCTCCACCGTTTGCTAAATCATTGTAGTTACGGTTCACGCTTACCTGTCTTCTGTATTTCACATAGTCAGATGAATCAGCGACAAATCGGGGGTTGGTGTTGGCGGAAGGGATACCAGTGCTATCAGGGTTTGCTCCCTTGCTATTGTAGTTCTGACGAAGCAGGAAGTCACCCGAGTTGTTCACTGCTCTAAATGGGGTAACTCTACGTACTTCACCATTGACGGTTCCAGTAGCGAAAGGAGTGTTCCATGCTCTGCGTAGAATATCGCGGGTTGAAGTTTGTTGTCCATCTTTGTAATTAGTTATAGTTTGTTTTGCGGAAAATCCTTGAAATCCTCCTCCAAGACTACTCATTTGAAATCTATTATACTATTATAATAGATTTTGTTGCAGCGATATTACTAAATGATAATGTGTTATATCTATTTTTGTTTGATAGAAACAAATGTAAAGAAAAACATTGTCTATTTGTTATATAAGATGGACGTATCGGGAGAGGAAATCGCGGCGGTTCCGGAAAAAAACGCTTTTGTTGAACAAATCACTTTAGAATTGTTGATGAACAAATCACAATATCACAAATATGTTTCTAAAAACAATCCGGATGAGTTTAACAAGATACAGACGCAATATGATGAGATTGCCTGTTATAAGGACGATATACTGGAAGTCACCGAAGAATTACTAACGAACCGATACAAGAATATAACAACCGAAGTGAATGATGCATTTGATGGATACGTAAAGACGTTGATTAATTATTTTAAGATGAAAGAAATAGAGAACAAAAACGAATATAATAAACAAGATGACGAAGTAGATACTTTGTTTGATAACATACGCGAACAGTCTGAACCGGAAATTCGAGAGAGGTCTGTATGGGGTAAGTCCATTATAAAACGAAACAAGCACTAAAATATTTAGTAAGTATATACTAAATGGTTGCAACTACGAAAAAGAAACACCATAAACAAAAGAGAAAAACGTTAAAAAAAATACATTGCAATCCGTCTAGCAAATCCGATTTGCATCTTCGTCACTCGTGTATGAAAAAAAATACTTTACAAATCATTAAGGATGCATTCAATCAACAATATCCAGACAACATGATAAAATCAACCAACCCTAAAACGGTTTGGAATGAATTGAAAACAAAAGTCACTCAATGTGAACGTGAAGATTGCTGGTTGGAACTTATTAACGACGAATTTATTCGAGAAGACCTGAAAAAGGAGTTGTTCGCACCATTCCAACCCAGTGAATGGAAAAATAACCCAGTGACGTGGTTGACGAACCACGATATTTTAAAAGTGCTAGAACAATACGAAGGCGTGCATACAGATTTCAAGTTCATTGGACCTACACCGATTGATTTCAATAGTACACCGCTATATTATTATGGTAAATGCGTTTGCCAAGAACTATGCAAGATGAATATAGACAAATACCTATCTGAAGGAATAAACAATGTGGGCATTGTATTTAATTTAGATAAACATAACGGATCTGGTTCTCATTGGGTATCAATGTACATTGATTTGAAGAATAAGGATGTATATTATTTTGATAGCAACGGCATTAAGCCTCCGATGGAAGTACATCAATTAATTCAAAATTTACAGAAGGAACAAAAATTCAACGTTCACATCAATGAGTTCGAACATCAGATGCAAAATACCGAATGTGGAATGTATAGTATGTATTTTATTATCACTATGTTGACTGAAAAACTTGGTAAAAATTCGAAGAACCGCAAGGATATTTTTGAACATATGCAACGTACACGCATATCTGACCGTAAAATGAAAAAGTTGCGTGAGAAATATTTTAACAAATAATATCTCTAGAGTATACAAATGAGCTCTGAAAATGAACAAAAACTAATCCTAGACGAACAAACTGCGAAAAATAAAACTGTTCCAAAAGGTACCGTCATAGAAACAAAAGTATTTCCATCTGAATTTAGCGGAGATAGAAGTTATGTGGCGAAATCGATTACATCGGTTAGGAAAAAAATTCCTTCGTCTAGTTCTATGCAACAAGTTGACTATTATTTGAACCAACTTAAGAATTACATCTACTGGGCAACATCGTCCGATCCTGACCCGTTAAAAGGACCATCAGATTTCTTTCCATCTGTTAAAAGGACCATCACATTTCAGGCAGCGAAGCCCACAGACGACAAAAAAGGTGGGAAAAAATATAAAAAGAATAACGGTAGAAAAACAAAGAAGGGTTCTCGAACCAATAAAAACAAAACTCGTAAACATAAATAAAAAACTTACATGAACATAACTTATATATACTTATATTCATGAGTGCACTAGTCCATCCCGAGAACCAAAAGGTAATTTGGAACATTGTAAACAACAATATTTATGTGAACGATTACTTTCAGACACATTCCCATGTTTCAAAGGAACAGTGGTTTCGTTCTATAATAGAGAAGTTTTATATGCAAAACGAAGGTAAGAATTTGTCTATTGAGGAGTTGAATAATCTCAACAAAGATGTTCTCACTTTTATGGTGAAATCCGTTCATTCCATCCCTGTTCAACGCGAAGAAACTGTAACTCCTCCGCCTTCGAATGCATTTGTTTCGCAGCCACCTACTAATTATCATTCACAAATGCAGCAGCCACCTACTAATTATCCTTCGCAAATACAGCAGCCACCTACTAATTATCCTTCGCAAATACAGCAGTCACCTACTAATTATCCTTCGCAAATACAGCAGTCACAGAATAATTACCCTTCGCAAATACAGCACTCACAGAATAATTACCCTTCGCAAATACAGACGCCACCGAGCGTACCAAATAATATTGGAGAACAAACAAATCGAGAATTTGAAGAAAAAAAACAAGAATACGAACGTATGTATGCGAAACCTGTTCCCGAAGAAGTGGATTTCAAAGAACAAGAGAAAGATGCGATTATAGATAACATGGACGAATTAATCAACAAACACATTCACGAGAGAGAGATACAAATGAAAGAATTAGCACCACCATTGTTAATGAATGTGGAACCGGTAGTAGCAATGCCGAATAACGCATTAACTAATGTGGAACCGGTAGTAGCAATGCCGAATAATAATACAACAAACAATATTCATACTGACGTACAAGAAATTTCCAATACACCAACAAACAATAATGAGATACAAACAGTGGAAGCGGTTAATCATGACCATTTGCGAATTGAAATATCGGAATTAAAAGACGAATTGAAGCGAGTTCAAAAAGAACATGAACAAATGAAACGAGAACTGAACGATAAGATAGAAGGGCAGTCATTAACTATGAGTACTATACAAGGCGAAATCGTGGTGATGCGCGAAAATGTAAACAAAATCAATTATCTGGATCAACGATCAGATAAATCGGACGAATGAGTAATTAAGATAGACAAATAAAATACATATAAAGTTAAACCAAAGTATATATGTATTACATGGAATTATTCAAACATACGTTATTTATTAATTTGGACAGTCGTGTCGACAGATTGGAACACGCTCTCCAAGAATTTGAAAAAATGAATATGCAAGTAGAGAGAGTATCTGCAATCAAAAACAAAAACGGTGCAATTGGTTGCACAATGAGCCATATCCAATGTTTACAGTTAGCAAAAGAACGCGACTATGATTATGTCTTTGTATGCGAGGACGACATCACATTTTTAGACCCAGATAAATTAAAAGAAAGTGCACAATTGTTTATGCAGAATATGAAATCTAAATGGGATGTGCTGATTATTGGTGGAAACAACGTGCCTCCCTATCAAAAATTGTCTGATTATTGTGCTCGCATTTTTAACTGTCAAACCACAACTGGATACGTAGTGCAAAAACACTTTTATGATACGCTTATCCAGAATTTCAAGGAAAGTGCGACAAGCCTGATGAGAAATCCAAAAAACAAACAAGAGTATGCATTGGATATTTATTGGAAAAGACTACAACAACAACATGTATGGTTGATGTTAACGCCACCCACAGTATCACAATATGAGAGTTATAGTGATATTGAAAATAAGAATGTAAATTATGATCATTTAATGTTAGACATGAACAAAGAATGGTATATGAAACAAGTGAACCAAAAAGCAAACCTACAAAAGATGAACATGCAGACAAACAATAAACCCAAATGATGAGATTATTTGTCTGTAATTCTTAAAAAATTAGCCATGACTTGTTTATTTTTTTCCTCGTAACGACTAGTTTTAAGGTTCGATTCATATTGTTTGTGCATCATACGTTCACGATAGGTTCTGTCTTGTTGTTGCAACAATTGCTCTGCTTGTGTTTTTTCCAAAGGGGTGAGAGATTGACTTCCTCGGTCACGCATAAAATGATCAACGGATGCATATTTTTTCACATTGTTATAATCTCGTTCACTTACATTCAGGACGGTTTGGTCTTTATGAACCTTTCGTAAATCATCAAATTTCAATTTACTAAACGGATCAGAGACTACATAAGTATCGTTGTCTTCGTCTTCGTGAAAACTATTGTTAGTATTATTATTCGAATATAATACTTGCACATCATTGTGTTTGATTAATGCCTGTTGATTCGTGCGAATTTTATCAATCACTTGTCCCATGTTTCCAGTACTAACTTGTTCATCGATTTGATATATTTCATTGTCGTTGGTAAACCATTCGTTCTTTTCTACATCTGGTTTATGCACCATGTTTTTTTCGAATATTTGGTTAAATTGGTTATTAAACTTATCTTCTCCCATATCGTGAACCACTTTTTGCATTTGACGTGTAGTGTGTTTATTTTCATTGCTGTATCCATCGGCAGAATATACGGTGTTTGTGTGACCATTGTTCATATCTTGCTTGTGTTGATTATTATAAAACTGACGCACAATATCAAATGCTTTTTTGAAAAATAAGAAATATTCAGAAGATAATTTGGATTTATCTGGATGCGTAGACAATACTTGTTTTTTTGCTCGTTTCAAATCTTCAACGGATATGTCATAATCTAAATGAAACAATTCCAATATTTCTTTCAACGAATACATATTTACGTCCAAATTGTGCGAATTCAACGTGTCCATTGGTCCTATACATAGTTGCACACAAATATTTTTACATTGTTTTTCCAAAAAGAAAATAAACATGTTTTCCTATACTATACACACAATGACCCTTCCTATTATTCATAAAATAGACAATCGTCAAGCATTGTTAGACCTTCTTCCTCGTAATCCTGGTTTAATCTTCATCAAATTTGGTGCTGAATGGTGCGCGCCATGTAAACTAATCGAAAACGATTTAGACGAACATATTAAACAAATGTCCGACGATATACAGTGCATTATTTTGGATATCGATGAAAGTTTTGACGTGTATGCCTATATGAAAAGTAAAAAAATAGTACAAAGTATTCCTAGTATAATTTGTTACCAGAAAGGAAACAATCGTTATGTTCCCGACGACGTCTACTGTGGATCTGATAAAAAAGAATTGAAGTTATTTTTTGATCGATGCAAAGAAGAATTACTGTAAATGTTCATATACAGATACGATTAACGAATGTTCATGTAATCTACCTTTTTTGTTAATGTCTATCATAAATCTACAAAAGTCTCTTACTTCGATATTATCTATTTTTGCTTGATATATACGGTCGAACGTTGTATTATGCAATATATTTTTCAATATGCGATAACCATTTGTGCTTTGCATATTGAAAGAATGTTTGTAATTGTAGACAATATGAAACATTAAATAGTCGTATCCAATCCATTCATATAAAGAATATTTATAGTCGTGAGTTTTGTCCAGCAACTTGTCGATCAAAGAAGATATACAATAACTTTCTCCTTTCTCTTGTTTGTTTGGTCTATTTAAGAATTTTATATAATTACAGATCAGCAGGTTTTGTGATGCGATGCAATGTTGTTTGCACATATGGACCAAATAGGGTATGAAATGATAGATTAACTTGCTGGTACACAAGGTGTTGAATATGACCATATGAGTATTATTGTTCTTTTTTAAATAAGGCATAAGCAGGGCTTCATTTTTGTTATATTGCACCGAAGTAAAATGGTCCATGATAATAATGAGTGTAGCGTCTGCATCGCTCGAAGTTTCCTCACCATTGCGCAGAAATACCGGAAACATTTGTTCTACTGCATTCGAATTCCATTCATAACCACACGAGTTTGGTACAGTTTGTTCGTTAAACTTGCTACCGATGGATACATACACTCTAGCCAGTGAACGTTGATTGGATATTTCAAACACAGTTTGTTCTAAATTTTCTATGAAATTGGTTTTGAATTCTCGCATTCTATTCATGTCGCGTTGATTGTATTGATTACTTATATGATATCATATTCATAATCAATTAGTTGGATTTCAATTTTCTGTGTCTGGTGCGTTTCGTCTTCTTTATTTTACGATACCCTTTTTTGGTTCCTTTGCGTTTACGTCCACCAGGCATTGTAGTCGATTGTTTTTCAGGTTTCACAATTGTTTCATCAGGTGTTGCAATTGTTTCATCAGGTGTTGCAATCGTTTCTTGGTTAGATGGAGAATCAACCATCAACTCTGGTTTATCTTCTTGCATTTCTGCCCACGTAACATATGATAATATAGCGGTAGTGATAGTGACAAAAATATAGCTAATGGGCGGAATGTTCGTATACGTCATATTATAGTATAATTAGATAAAATGGCGTGATATATTTTTTAAACGTTCAAAATAGAATTGGTATAAGCGTATTTCTCTGACCAGACCTTTTTGACATCGTCGTGAACACTGGTCAATGAGTGTCTTTCGTACTCCTCTGGACTGGAATAGTAGTATGTCTTCACACCATCCTTGAGAATGGTACTTCTCACCTTAAAAAACAAATTCTCTCCAGAACTTCCAACAGTGATGTTCGTATAAACAATGCCGTCTGAAGCACTTCGAATGGGTGCACCCAAGACATCCGAGGTAGGAAACATCTCAATGATAATCTTTTTATTCTTGTAATATTTAATTGTCTTATCGCCTTTTCGGTCGCCTTTATTATTTTTTTTACGATTACCACCAGCATTACTTGAACCATCCGCGTCAGACTCACTTACGCACGTAAATTCATCGTCTGAATATGTCTGATGAGGTGGCTCGTCAGACATCATCTCTTCAAAAGTAAGCTCTTCTTGTGGCTGGGAATTATCCATAGGGTTCATAACAACAGTAAACGAAACTGGGTAAATGCAATAAGTCGAGTTATTGTATACATTATATCACGATGTGTCTTTAAATTACTTTATAAATCTTATATGCATATACACATATGAAAAAATAATCTACATACATTGTAAATGGACGCAAGAAAGTCAATTGTCGACAAGTTTATGAAAAATGCCGATACACATACACAAATCGACAAAGTACTTCAGTCGTTAGAAATCGACAACATTCCCGATGAATTTACAAACAAGTTAGTTAGTGATACCGCACAAACGTTTCCGTCTATTCAGGACATTCAACAAGAAGAACCGAAAATCTATTCTTATTTAGACGATGATGAACTGTCCCGCGATTTCCTCTTGAATAGAGATTTAACAAAACAATATTCGCTGCAACTGGTATTGTATCATATAAATAATACATTAGATGCGCCGTTTTTAGAGTTTTATTTAGAAAAATCCGATGAAAACTACGGTTTTCCTGAAAGGCCTTTGGACAATCAACACTTAAATGAAACGATAGACAAACATGAACAAACGCAACAAGGTGGTATGGACATAAAAACCGTAGAACATGGAGACATTCAGATTGGAACCAGGACTACAATTGTTGAACCAGAGTTTATCAGTCCATTTGAGCAACAAGCATTTGCATTGTACAATGATAAAACGGGATATTCTGATATTATCGCTGAAAGTACATACAAAGGTTTTGTCGAGAAAGGCGACACATTGTATGTTCTATTCGAGAACAAGGACAAAGGGATAGCAAATCAGGAAGGAGAGTATATATGGTCAGTAACAGACGAAATTATCACGAAAAAACAAATATTCAGTATACCCATACATGAAACTGCGACATCGTTGTTTGTAGATAATTCAACAGTTGCCTATATAAAAGCAGACAATGCACCCATTGATATGCCCATTGTTGTATATCCTATAGACAAAATAAACGATATATACGAGAACATATATTACAGCAAGGAAAGAGACCCCGAGCAAACTGAGCAAACTGAGCAAACTGAGCAAACTGAGCAAACTTATTTAATCACGTTACCAAACGATAACGATGAACTTGGGCACGTATTTTTATTTAGTAACTACATTTTGCCTTCAAATCAAGACATTTATTCTATAAAACGAGTTGTATGTTTTTCACAAGATGCTTTGTACACATTAACGAAACCAACGAATGAGTTATTTGAAAAACACTCATTGGTTCGCTTCAAAGACCAGGACCTGACTATCTGGGGAATATCAAATTATTTGTTGTTTACGGAATTGTTATAAATTACACATAAGAATGCATATTAAATAAACATCTATAGATGATTATTTAATACAATTGGGTTCGATTATACAGCATAAGTTACCAAAAAGTCTTTCATATATTTTTCTTCGACTTCCACACTATTCACAATTTCATCAGGAATAGGGTCACGGTCATACATATTCTTGAAATCTAGGATATATTGATTGATCTTATCAAATGCTTGTTTCGATTTCAGGAGTCGTTCTTGTGTTTTGCGCGATTCGTGGTCGACAAGACGTTTCTTCTCAGCAATTTCATCCGCCTTCTCCTGTTTATGCGATTCAATAAAACGCGTTAATTCGTCTATTTTCTGTGTCTGTTGCGTAATCATCTCATTTTTCTTCGTATCAGCTAATTCAAGTAGGTCGGTGCTATCGTCCAATTCATCACCTTCTAATAGTTCACTCACACTAATAATGGTGCTGCATATATCTGGTTTCCGAATTTTGTCGAAATGTTTACGTTTTGCACTTCCATCCTTACCGCGGAATTTCTCATTGAACTCTTGTACAATTTTATCGGGAATAATGGGACTGGATTCCATCAAACGGTCATATTCATTGCGACATATTTTTAAGAATTGTCCGGCATCCACGCGTTCTCCGCTGCGTTTTGCAAGTTCAATTCGAATGTTTCTTGAGAATTTATCCCATGCAATCATGGACACACGATGAGCTTCATTCAATTCTGATATTTTTAAATATTGCTGGATCGTGGTTAAAATACCAATAAATATGTTTACTGCTCCAATTAACATCGGAGCATAAGTGCGATAAGGAGTAGGTAAACTCGATTGCGCAAACGAAGCAGTACCTGTGATGGTTGAAAGGGTAATCGCGGGAATGGTAAACCATGCATGTAAATACGAATACTTTGTATGAGCGCGTAAATTTAACCACTTATAACACTGTGCAACATCACACCACTCAATTAAGATATGTTCGTTTTCTTTTGACCACTCAGCAGGGGCAATTGTGCTTTCGATTATGCTATTATTATCAGTTTGGTCAACATTATTAGTAGATTCGTTGTGTTCGTTGGGTTCGTTGGGGTTCATTCTATGTATTCTTATATTCTACCTGTAAAAAAATATAGAATAAAAGATAATTAAGGTTCATTTGAACTCGTTTCATCGTCGTTGATAGTGGTATCTATCTGTAACTGGTTGACGGCATTTTCCATACCAATTTCTGTTACTTCTGATACAACAGTTTCACTTGTAATTGTTTTTTTACTATCACTTTCATACTCAGAAAATTTGTCTTCCAAATCCTCTTCTAAATCCTCTTGCAAATAGTTATCTTGACTAACATTTTCTTCTTCAATATCTTCAATGGAAAAACTTAAATTAGTATGTAAGTTCTGTTCCATTTCGTTAGTGAAATCCTCTAACTTGGACAAAACGCGTTTCAACTGTTTTTTTTGTGATATGTGAAAAAATGCTAAATAATTCAAAAATAAATTAGTTTGTTCCCGAAGAACATAGTTCTCGTATTGAAGTGTATTTAAAAAATTAGAAATGGAGTACCCAATTTGGCTCTCATCTGTATAGCCAGTTATTGTGTTTCGTTGACCTTCACATTTTGTATGCAATGTGTTAATCAAATACAGTATGTTGGCGTGAATGCCTTTAACGTCTTCCAGTTTATATTCTTGCGATGGTTCCAATTCTTTGTATTGCGGGAAACTTTTCGCGTTCACGTCGTCATTATCAATCTCAACGGAATTATCTTTGAAATATTGCATAATGAGCGTGTATAACTTGTAATAATCACAATACATACGATTGTTCAAAAGGATGCGGAATTTTTCGATATTTTCGATTTCAAGCATAAACGACTTGTATTGGAAAAAAAATGCATCTAAACAAAAAAGCATAACTTTCTTGGTATTTTGTTTCATTAATTCGGTATAACTTTTTTTGACTAGTTGCAATTTTTCATTAATTTCATTCTTTATCTGAAATACCTTGCGTTTTAAAGCTAATATACTTTCAAAATTATTTTTTAATTTATCTATTTTAAACGCGTGATCGTCGGACATTATATATATTCTCTCGGCAGAAATAAATCTACGCTCCATATAATTCATATGTGTAATTGCGAATGGTCATCCCTATTTCTCTCGACATATTTTCAAACGAAATGAAGTCATTCAAATAATCTTGGAACGTGTTCGATATCTTTGCAGTAGGTTGGTCATTCATTGCAAAAGAACTTGCTAGAGATGTAAACTCGAATGGAACATTGTCGCTGTTCACAGGAGTGATGTCGTCGTAAGTTTTGTGTTGAACTGCATATTTATCATACAATCTTATCAACCAATAATATCCAGCCTCTTCGTCGTAGACAAATTTGTAGTATCCGTCCAACTTAACTTTAGTGTAAAAGTCCATAGCTTTTTTGGTATTATACAATTGTACTTTTAATAATGCAATGGAATATTTCTGTGAACCGCTTGTGTTAGTATGCATACGTGTATTTACAATATCTCCAATATTTTCATTTCTAAAATAATAAGAAATAATAGAACGAGTGATATTATCCGCAATATACGGGATATATAATATTAATTGTGACATGAATATGTGTTGCGAATGATTTGTTAATATAGTAAAAAGTATACAAACAGATTCAATTTTATATATAGCAAGACTATAGAATGGACGATAAACAAACAGCAACTAAACAAAAAGATAATATAAAAAAAGAACTACCTGGTTTGCCGATAATTACATATATTCTGCCCCCTATAGAAATAGAACTCGAAGTAGAAATTAACCTGAAAACAATTACCAAACCAAAGTTAATGCGTCAATCGAATTTCATAAATCATTCACAAATAACTCGGTATAATCATACCAATAATATTATGAATATTTTGGAAAGGTCCTACAAATAAATAAATATTCCACAAAAACATAATAAACAAACACAACTAATGTATATATTATAAAGGTATGGAAAACGGCGATGCAACCCAAGTGCTGCCCCGTTTTGGCTCAATTATCGGAGATTTAATAACTGATTTGCATAGTACTTTCCCTGAATTTGGTGATAAATTTGAACTGTATCAACAAACAGATTTCGCATCGAAACATTTAGATGATGTCTACCAGCATGCGGTAAAGGTATTTCCAGAGAGATTTTTTGATATTTTGTATCAAAACGTAGAGATTTTCCAAGATGATACGAATACCGAATTTCTTCCTGGAGTCGATTTTAAGTTGTTCTTCACTTGTGAAGGCGTATCGGAAGATACCAAAAAAACATTGTGGAAATATTTGCAGTTGATGTTGTTCATGGTGGTAGAAAATGTACAGGACAAATCCATGTTCGGCGAAGCATCTACTATGTTCGAGGGCATTAATCAGGAAGAACTACAAAGCAAGTTGAGCGAAGCAATGAATGGATTGGGCGATTTGTTTAAAAATATTGGCAAAATGGGCGAGGCATCATCTGAAGGTGAAACGAAAGATGCCGATGAGGGGGAGGAAGACGAAGCATCCAAGAAATTCAAAGAGGGATTTGAGGAGAAAATGGGAAGTTTGCCCAACCTGAAGGGCATTCAGGAGAAATTAAACAAGCTATTTGAAGGCAAAATTGGAGCACTTGCGAAGGAAATGGCGGAAGAGTTGACCAATGATTTTACCGAGGTGTTTGGTGCGGATATGGAGAGCAAGCATTCTAATCCACAAGACGTAATGAAGCAGTTGATGAAAGACCCCAAGAAACTGATGGATTTGATGAAGAAAGTGTCTGGTAAATTGAATGCAAAAATGGAGAGCGGTGAAATTTCCAAAGAAGAGTTGATGAAGGAAGCAGGAGATATTTTAGGTAGCATGGGCGATGGGGAAGGAGGACAAGATTTGAATGAAATGTTGAAAAACATGGCGAAGTCTATGGGCGGAAAACTCGGAAAGAACATGCGTATAGATACCAACGCAATCGATCGTATGACGAAAATGCAAGGTCAACGCACTACAATTATGAAACAACACGAGGCAAAAAAGAAAAAGATAGCAGAGGAAGTGAGAATGAGGGAACAACAGAGACAAGAGCAGATCCGTATTCAGGAATCTTTTGTACAAGCGTATTCGTTGGAGAACAATGGTAAGGCTGAGGATTTAGTATTTCGCATTCCAGGACAACAAGGTCATGAGAGATCGTTCATTCATCCCGATTTATTGAAAGAAATGGAGGAAGAAGATAAGAACGAACAATCGAATAAGAAACCATCTAAGAAGAAGAAAAAGAAGACCAAGAAATAAACAAGATAGAACGTTTGGCGATAAATTAATCTGGTGGTAATATATACATGTTATCCAGATACATTAACATCCCTATATTTCTGATTGCACTGAGCATAGGTATTTTTGCAGTATATATTACCGTTCCCGAAAAAAGAAATATCTATGTATTTCCTACGCACGAGAATGTAGAGATTATGCAATATAAAGACAAGGCCGACAACTGTTTTCAATACAAAGAAACCGAGGTTGATTGTCCGACAAACGAAAAAGAAATTACACAAGTGAAACCACAATATTAGTATGATACAACTAAAATATAGTAATATTGTAAATGATAAATGATACAAGCTTGAACACACACATTAAAGATATGCGATATAACGAACAATGGACAGAAGGGATATTTGATATTTTAGATAGAATACGAGTAAATTGCTATGAATTAAGTGAAATACATAGTTATAAATATGACTATTACAAAGAAGTCGCCAAAGCATACCGTATTCCAATTATTGTGTTGAGTGGTATCAATACTTTTGCAGCAGTCGGTTTAGATGGTGCGATGGACTCGCGACATATATCAATTCTCACAAGTTTAATTTCGTTAGCGTGTGGTATTATTACTGCGGTAGAATTATACTTAAATGTACAGAAGAAAATGGAGAATGAGTTGATATCGCACAAAGAATATTATAAACTGAGTCTTGAGATTTATAAAACCATCAAAATAGAGGCAGACAAACGAGGGGTGGATGGAAAGACATTTTTAGACGATAAGTTCAATGCGTACGAGAAATTATTGCAAAATTCCAATGATGCAAAAGAATATTCAGTGATGCAAACAGACTATTTAACACCACCTTTAATGGAAGATACCAGAACCCATGTTGAACAAGAACACAATACAAAAATACCTAAATATTTTAAGATTCCGAGTATTGAATCGATCACATCACCAAAATGGCATCAAATGAAAAAAGAAAGAGAGAAACGTTCGGAGATACGCAATAAATATAGCAGACGATCGAATTTAGTAAATGTTCTAGAAACACATAGTGAAGGGTATGAACATTCCGATAGCGTATCGATTAGTACACACGATGATAATGATGTAGATGTCCCGATCACTATAACAATGAAATACAATCAATTCGACAAAAATGATAACGACGATAAGATATAAAGTTTGCGAAATGGATTGTAATAGCAAGAATAAATCTCATCACACTTAATGAAATTTAGAAATATATTATGTAATGTTTTATATATATGACTGAACGCACTAAAAGAACAAGAGAAACAAGGTTACCTGCAAAGTTCGCCGAATTTGATATAGAAGGTGATGCAGCCAAGGTATTGTTAAAGAAAATTCAGAAGAAGAACCCCACTTGTCAAATAGAGGATATGAAAAATACCATTAACGATTTAACTGAAGAAATGGTCCGATTGTCCATTACAGCAAAAAATGATGGCGAGGAAGACTTACTTAATCAACTTGAATCGATGACTTTACGTGACGAACCAATTGGAACAAAAAGGAGAAGAATGAACGGCGGTATGACCGGCATGAGCGCAACTGCGTTGATTATGTATTTACTTGCGGATGCAATGAGAGAAGGAGCGAATATCGCATCTGATAAATTCGCACAATTATTAGCAGGAAGTATGAAGGTTTTAGATTTCTTATCTAACAAAGATGGATGTACAGAAATTGTGTTACGTGAATATTTGGGAAACAAATCTATGCTATTTATTCAGTTCTATTACATTGGTTCGATGGTAAACGAAGCAACTCCTATGCTGGTCATCACCAAATTAGCAGAAATCCTCCCCAAACTCTTACCTTATGTAACGAAAGGAGTTTCTGCTGGTTTCATAAGTGCGATTGGATATTTAGTGTATCATTTTGCGAATCATTACGGGGACAAACTGACTGCAACCGCAAATGGTAAATTAAATTCTCTTAAAGTCGTGTTAGATACATTGGAGAATGCAAAATCCGAAGATGTGGTCGAACAAGTAACCAAAAAATCCAAAGAGATGGTAAAGAAAACAAAAGATTTAGTTGATGAACTAAACAAAACCCCTCAGATGCTTACTGAGAAAGAGAGAATCGAACTAATGAATAAAATTAAAAGGGAGTTAACTGCGATACCAGAGATCCGTGTAAGTGAAATTGAAAACGTGATTATGATAGATGAATTGAGACGTCAACTGGAACCCGAGAAAACAAGCATTGGTGGTAAGCGCGCCAAAAAAACGAATACGCGCAGACGCAAAGAGAAGAAATCCAACAAATCAAAGAAACAGCACAAGTGAACGTAGTAACGAATCAAAATAAATTACAAAATAAATTACAAAATATATACTCATATAGTATATATTATGAACTTTAAACGATTATTAAACACAGAAACAGGTAAGGCCTTTGTGTCTATATTGCTCGGATTAGGTTTAGCATCATTATTTAGAAGGGTCTGTAATGACGACAAATGCCTGAATTTCAATGGACCTATTTTAGATGAAGTGGAAGGAAAAATATTCAAATCTGGCGATAAATGTTACAAGTATGAATCTACCCATGCAAAATGTGAACCAACCAAAAAAACCGTAGATATCAATCGCACGGAACAATAATTTTGTTCTAATTCGTTGAAAACTATACAATCAAACATAATTATTATTGTATAGTTCATGGAAAGCACTACCACACGTATTATGGATTTACCCATCCAACCAATTCAACCCGAGAAGAATACACCCAAAATTCCTGATGGTGTTCAAACCAATTATGTTGCCATTAATAATCATCCCAATCCATATGGTGTCCCCAATACACAACACACAATGGACCATCCTGAAATGGCCCAATCTCCGAATAATAACTACGTTGAAAACATGCATGTTCGACCCGACCCTCCTGGCTCACAATACTTGGACGAAGACCAACAAAATGCGATTATTGCATCGCAATCACAGCAACGATTACCGTCCCGCGATATCCCAATGGACCCAACGCAATACTCCAATGATGAACAAATACACACTAACTATGTGCCCAAGTCAATCTTGAAAAAAGATTATGTGAGAAATGAATACGATATGTCTGACCGCGACATACAAAGTCAAGAACGCGCAAAGAAACAGCAATCTCGATTTGAAACGATGATACACGAGTTTCAAGTGCCGATTATTCTCAGTTTGTTATATTTTCTTTTTCAGTTACCGGTTGTGAATGCGCAAATCTTTAAAAAGTTTTCCTTTTTAAGCATTTATGATGAAGACGGCAATTTCAATATTTATGGACTTGGATTTAAAAGTATGTTATTCGGTTCTATCTATTATACGTTTATGAATTTCTTTTATTTTTTGATGGAGATTTAAAACAAGAAGAATTTCGACTTCTTTTTCGTCTTATTCTGTTTGTCCTCTTCCTTTTTCTCTCTCGTTTTACTTTTTTCTTTCCTTTCTAATTTCAATCGCTCAATGTTTGCGGGATTGTAATTCAAAAACCATTCTTCGTATTGCTTGGACCCCTTCTTTATTTCTCTGTATTTGGATGCCTTTTCTGCGCGAATGGATTCTTTTGTTGGTTGTTTTCCGTAACATTCAATATTGAAACGCTTCAATAACCCTTTTTGGCTCAATCTATTTTTTTCCTGTACGTGGAATAAGTAAGAAGCCATGCATAACAATCTGTCCACATTGTATTCTGGGAGGTTCAAATAAATGAAACCTAAATAGAATGATAGAACTGTGTCTACTGTTGCGACTTTGACTTTGTTTCCCTTCACGTTGATCACGTTATAGTTATGGCATGCAATTGGTTCATAAATAAACGCAATTGTTTCGTCATCTACGATAATTTGAACGCGTTTTGGTAATATTTCACCCAATGCAGGATGTTCAATCGATTTTATGTTCGTCGCGCCAATTTCTTGCAATTGTTCTTGTACGATAAGCGCGGTTTTGTGTATATCATCACTTAATACATCGAAATCAGGTGCATGTTTATTTATTTTGGAATGCGCTTCTTCTTTGGATACATATTGAGAATATAGACGATATGCGTGTCCTCCAAAAAATACCACTCCATTGTTAATGAGTGTATCTCGGACAGTGAAATATATTCTACTCTTCATATCATCATTTATCGACATTTTGCGTTGGAAATCTACTTCCTCACATTTCCCAGATTTCAATGGATAATGTTTATTCAATAACGTTAAACGTTTTAATACTTTTTCCCATCTACTTATGTCTCCCGCAGGACGGGACAATTCCAAATACATTCCCATACGCAGGAAATTTGCAGGCACATACCGAATGCCGGCGACGAGCAATGTCTCTTTGAATAACGATTTATACAAAGAGGGCTCCAATTGGGTGATGTCTGCAATAGGAATAAAGTTTACATACACTTTGTAGGTTCCATGATGCACACCAGCCTTTGCTTCAGCATCAGTATATCCGTGTTTGTAATAAATATCGGTCAGTTCCTTTGCGTCTTTCAATGCGTCAGGAGAATAAAAATCATAATCAGGAATTTCCGCATCACGATTGTAGAATTGGTCATACGAAGGCAATATATTGTTGATAGCAGTGCCGCCATAACACATCAACTTCTTCTTAATCAGAAAATCTTCTACTATTTTTAAAATGCTTTTTATTTCTGCCGTGTTCACAATCTTTTTGCCTTTGGTTTCTTCGTTTACATCCACCGCTTGACGTAGTATAGCGAGTTCGCAATCTTCAAACGTCATTTTATTGTCGCATACAGAATGATTGTATTTATTGTATTTTTTTCTTGTTTGTTGTTTCCCCATAAATAATGTTATATAGTATGACATTATTTTTTTATTTCTCATTTATTCTTCAATTTCTTCTTGGTTCTTGTAATATTGAATCATAGAAGCAAGTGGAACAAAACTCGATTGGAAATTGTTGAAAAACTCCTCGTATTCATCTAATTCGTCTCCTTTCAAATAAAAACGAAAGAGATTGATTTGAATTGCATGTCCTAAAACAAGTTCTTTTAGTTCCGGGTTCTTCTCGTTTTTAATGCGTTTGCTGGGAAGGGCAATTCTATATTTCTCTACATTGGTACACAAGTTACATCCGTCTTTTATTGTTAAAGGATATGTGTTTTCAGCCAACATTTCAGTAAAGGTATTCGAAAATAAACTAGATGTTCCGCTTTCGATGTTGATATATTTGGTCAAATCATAACATGTCTTTTCGCCTTTCTCACATTTACAATAATCGGCGTAGTTGGATTCATATGATTTATCAAATACCAACACCACTTTCCCTAGAATGTCGCTTAACTTTGTGTTTCCGTCCACTTTTTTCTTGTATAACTTAGTTCGTAGACTGTAATCGACCGACTTCGCAATCATTTTGTAAATAGAATGGTCTTTCGACTTTACACGCAATTGGATAAACAACGGGTCCTCGTAGTTAGGCGATGGACGCGCGAACGCTGATGAGACAGCACGATTTAAAGCATTGTCTAATAAGATCGAATTTTCGGTTTCACGCGTTTCAAATGTTTTGTCTACACTGTAGGATACCTGGGGTTTATTATCGACCATAAATACTTCGAAATCTAAAAAACGGCAACCGCGCTCTAACACATATTTAATCATCTCCTCATTTGCGTAATTGCCGGTGATTGCACTGTTGTATGACCCTTTCACAACATAATCTTGCAATATTTCATTCGATTGTTCTTTGTTAGTAGAGGACACTTGAACAGGGACGCTTTTGTTATTTAATGACGATAACTCAGTGTCGGGAGTGCCGAAAAAACCTTCGGTCGCACCTTCACATGCATCGATACTACACTTCTTATTTTCAAATGTTTCGCGAACATTTAACCATTGTTTTGCATGGATGAACAAGAACTTTGAAAACAGGTAAACTAAAATGCATATACTGGTGACGATTAAAAGTGTTTGTAACTTCATGTTATTTATAATATACACATAATATATTTTTATCCAACAACAATATAATACCTTATAATATATATATCACATAGATGGCCGGAGGATTACTAAATATCGTATCTACAGGAAACAACAACTTAATCTTAACAGGCAATCCTACAAAGACATTTTTCAAGGTAACATATAGCAAATATAGTAACTTCGGATTACAAAAATTTCGTATTGATTATAATGGATTAAGAGAACTTCGACCAAATGAGCCGTCCACATTCTCCTTCAAAATACCACGTTATGCTGAATTGTTAATGGATACGTACATTGTGGTCACTATACCCGACATTTGGAGTCCGATACATCATCCTTCCTCCGGGTCTGATGGGGATGGAACAAACAACAATTGGGTCCCCTATGATTTTCGTTGGATCAAAAATTTGGGCGCGATGATGATCAAAGAAGTAGAGATCAATTGTGGCTCCATGAATTTACAAAGATATAGTGGCGAGTATATCGCTTCCATGGTAGAAAGAGATTTTAGTGAGGATAAGAAAAATCTGTTCAATCAGATGACTGGAAATGTGAATGAGATGACTGACCCTGGAAGCAGTCACCAGCGAATGAATTCGTATCCTTCGGCGTATTATACAGCCAATTCTACAGGAGCCGAACCATCAATTCGTGGAAGGAACTTGTATATTCCACTGAACAGTTGGTTTTGTCTAAACAATGGCTCTGCTTTTCCGCTGGTTGCTTTACAATATAACGAATTGACCATCAACGTTACACTGAGACCTATCAAAGAATTGTTTCAAGTGAGAGATGTCTTCGATGTGGTGTATAATTACCCTTATGTTCAGCCTGATTTTAACGATTCTCGTTTCCAGATGTATCGTTTCCTGCAAACACCCCCTTCCCCTGATATAAGTCCATCAAATTACGAAAACAAAGTATCTACTTGGAATGCGGATGTTCATTTACTTTCGACATACTGTTTCTTATCAAAAGAAGAAGCCCAAACGTTCGCAGCAAAAGACCACGTATATTTAGTCAAAGATATACATCAATATAATTACGAAAACATAACTGGAACGAAAAAAGTGAAACTGGAAACGAGTGGAATGATTGCAAATTGGATGTGGTATTTTCAGCGCAACGATGTAAATCTACGCAATGAATGGGATAACTTATCGAATTGGCCTTATGAACAATTGCCGGTGAATGTGAGTGCATATGCTGTGACTAGCGGAAGTGTTGGTATTCTACAAGATGATAATACTACCATCTATCCTGATATTCATCCAATTAATTCTGTTAATACAGGTATTAACACAACGGGTGACTTTGCTGGCGACAATAGGCGACATATATTGGAAACAATGGGCATTGTGTTAGATGGCGAATATCGAGAAAACATATTAACCCATGGCGTATATGAATATGTAGAAAAATATACGCGCACCAAGGGAAATGCGAGAGAAGGTTTATATTGTTATAACTTCTGCTTGAACACAAATCCATTTGATTATCAACCTTCGGGCGCTATTAATCTGAGTAAATTCAAAAATATAGAATTGGAGTTAACCACGTATATACCTCCAGTCAGCGCGAACTCCAGTCTCGACATCATTTGCGATATATGTGGTAATGCTGTTGGTATTCGCAAAGCAAATTGGCGATTGTTTGATTATAATTACAACTTGACGTTGTTTGAAGAGAGATACAATGTATTGTCTTTCGTTGGTGGAAATTGCGGATTGTTGTATGCAAAATAATGAGTATCAATTGACTGCTTTTTTATAAGAGTGTATATTATAAAAAAGAAATTTTACATATGGAAAAGATGAATACTACAGAAAAGACATCAAATAAGAAAACATTTAGTAAACAACCTATACATAATACATCTGAATTCCAAGTAGAAAATATGAAACACAAGATAAAGACAGTCAAAAAGAAAAAGAAATTATATAACTATAAAAATATCGAACAATTAAAAAATATACATGATGATGTGATAGTAGACAATTCGAATAATACGGTCATAGAAGGATTGCCTACGAGTCCTATTGCAAAGTTTCAAGAAGATGACTATGAAGGCGGAAAAGATGATATTTACGAAAGACAAGAACCAACCTCTACTCAAGGAGATGAAGATGAAGATGAAGGGGATGAAAGTAAACAAAGTACGTGGGACAAGCTTCAAGCATCATTCGCGAATATGGATACATTCGGAGATACAGTAGTCGAATCTCTTATTCACTCATTTTCGGATGAGAAGGTGTACGAAAAAGACAAGAAAATGATTAAAGGGTATATTACGAGTTTTTTTGCTATTATCGTTGCATTTTTTTTGACTATGAACATATGTGTACTGATGTTTTTACGCATTGATGGAAAACGATTAGGATTTGTTGAATATGACCCATATGCAGACAAAGACGAAGCAACTAAAAACTCTGCTGATGGATATCCAACGCTTTATCGATATACCGAACCATATATGAGAAACATGATCATTCCACCGACCGGTCATGCGCCTCGTCCAGAATTTGAACTTCTGTATTTCTTTTTAAGTGTACCAATTGCCTTGTCTGACGCATTCGGTTCATTTTTGGAATCTGGTCCGGATTTTTTAACCAATTATTTCAATATAAATGCACTCTATCTACTCACATTTGGTATTATGTTTAGTTCCGTATTTTTCTTACCCAAATTAGTCAAACACATTGTTCAAAACGTGTCTACACCGGATAAGCTGGCTGCTGGATACGGTAGCCTTGGGTCGTTACTGGCGATTTTGTTAGGTTATAAATATTTTACAGTATGGAGCGACAAAGACAAAATGAAAACACGTGTGGATACAGCTGGTGATATGGGAATGCCTTATACAATACCGTGGGTTATGTTTATAATCTTGCAACTACTTTTTTTTATATTTATGGGTCCACCTGTAGCAATCATGTTATTCATCGGTTTGTTTTTGTTTGTAACGTGTTTTTCTTTACTATTTTATTCGAATTACACGTTTTGGGACGCATTCGATTTATTCGATAAATTGCATAAAATGGCTGTAAGTGAAATGACCGACTATGAAATTCCAGCCAACAACAATTGTAGAAAGACAGGGTTTTTCGATGATTTCAAATATTATTTGCATCGTATTTTCCATTTTGGTTATAAAAATTTACATACTTTGTCGTTTGTTATATTGTTTGGCGTTGCTGGTCTAGATTATCATAAAAATATGAGAAGTGAGCAATTAAAAAACAAGTTAATCCCCTTTACAGTAGCCCTTATGATCGGATTTGGTACATTAATGGACAACCCATTCGAATATATTTTCCAAACAGCGGACTCGCCATAATACATTTATTATATTTACATTGAAATGAATTAAAAACATTTCAACGTAAATACTATTTAATAACGTTATGGGTAAAAAAAAGACAAGCCCTCTCCCGATGGTAAGTGTGTGTACGCCAACATTTAATCGCAGACCATTTATTCAGAACATGTTTCAATGTTTTCGCAATCAAGAATATCCAAAATCGAGAATTGAGTGGATTATTGTGGATGACGGAACCGACAAAATCCACGATCTCGTGAAGGAGGCAGATATTCCTCAAATTAAATATTATGAAGTAAATAACAAAATGCCTCTTGGCGCAAAGCGCAACTTCATGCATCAACAAGTAACCGGTGACATTATTGTCTATATGGATGATGATGATTATTATCCTCCAGATCGCATTTCGCATGCAGTTGAAACCCTGACTGAACACCCTCAAGCATTATGTGCCGGGTCGAGTGAGATTTACATTTATTTCAAGGAGATGGACAAAATGATCCAATGTGGACCTTATGGTCCCAATCATGCTACTGCAGGGACTTTCGCTTTCAGAAAAGAGTTGCTCAAGCAAACAAAATATGAAGACCACGCAGCATTGGCCGAAGAGCGTGCATTTTTGAAAGATTATACTGTACCTTTTGTCCAATTGGACCCAATGAAGACAATTCTGGTTTTTTCGCATGAACACAACACGTTTGATAAGCGTAAAATGTTTCAACAGCAACAAGACCCACGTTTTTTTAAAGAATCAGGCAAGGTCGTCAATAATTTCATTCGCAGAAAGAGTGAAAAAACAATCAAGAAATTTTTTATGGACGATATTGATAACATGTTGAAATATTATGAACCAGGACATCCTACTATGAAACCTGATGTATTGAAACAAATTAAGGAAATCGAAGCCAAGCGAGAAGAAATGAAACAAGAAATGATCGAGAAGGATAAAGAAAATGGACCGATTATTCTGAACCGTCCTGAAGGTTCGGTCCAACTCTCGAACAAGCAAGTAGTTGAAATTATCAAGCAACAACAAAATGAGATTCTACAGTTGAAGAATGATAGAGTAGAATTTGACCGTATGTCTGACTTGATGAAAATAAAACTGGTCGAACTGCATAATAAGACCGTTTCTTTGCGTAAAGAAAACGAAGCATTGCAGAAAGAAATGCAAAATATTGTGCACATTCCACCAACTCCACCTTCTTTCCTAGAACCGAATGAAAGCCCACCTATAAATAAGTCGGACCCTGTTCTGCATGCTTAATAAATATACAAATACTCACTATGTGTGTATATTTATTCGTCCAACTCATCAACTAATGCATCTTTTTTTACATTTTTATCTAAAAATCGATACATGCGTTTGATATCCAATTTTGTAATGTTCGTGTCTTGGAACATTTTCTCCACCGAGTTCAATATTTCATTCTTTTCGCAGAAATCCTTTCCTTTGAATATGCGCAATTCTTGAAACATAGCCAAAACATCTTTTTTGTCCAGGTCCAAATTTTGACATAAATTTATTAAGAACATCATGTTGTTATATTCTGTAGAATACTTTGTTAACACTTTGGTGAAGCGTACTTCATCTGGGTTAAATGCAGGTTTCTTATCAAAATATTCGTGATATAATTTGTTATTATAAAACGTCTTGATCAAAGAACTCATTTCATTGAATTGCCATATTTGACTTTGGAATGTAATTCGGTCAATGTAATCTGCGTAGCAAATATTGTTCAGCAGTTGCGAATACAATGGGAAACTACGTTCTTTCGGTTGTTGTTCCAATACGTCAACTATATTTTCATGCCATAACAAGGAAATAATCGTTCTATCCGTCTCATTCATAATTCGTGCGTGGTCTTCCAGTTTGTATTGATAATTAATTAATTGTTTTGTCGTTTTTTTCGCATCTTCATTTACAGATTTGCGCTTAAAGATGATATTCAACTTACCAGTATTAATCAACTCTGGTTTATTCAATAGTAATTTGGTTACAAATTCCAATTTCCGTAAATCTCCTTGGATATAGTTCAAAATAAATTTCTGTTCGGGTGGATTGATCTGATTGTAGGGTTGAATATTGTGTGTAAACAATTGATGTATTTGGTTCTGTGTAGGCAATTTCAATTCGAATGTATTGCATACTTTCATTAATTCTTTCAGTTTTTTATCTATGCTGTAATTCCCGATGCATATGATTGGATTTTTGGTACAACTTTCCAGTTTTTGTTTCTTTGTTTTCTTTTGTCGTATCAGTTTTATCAGCGCATTAATTCCACCTTTGTCGCCATTGTTCATACCATCTATTTCGTCCATTAATATCACAATGCGTTTTTTCTTCTTTTCCATCATTTGCAATACATTTTGAGACGCTATGTTGCTACTTGTAATCGTATCTATTAAATTCTTATTCCGAACATCTCCTGCATCATACTTAATTACATCATATCCAATTTCACGAACCGCATCCAATACAAATTTGGTTTTTCCAGAACCAGGTGACCCATAGATATAAAACCCCCTTTTGTATGAAAAATCGTTCATTGAATTGTCGAAATTCAATAACAACGTTTTTAATTCATTCGCTATTTGTGTTCTTTCTAGATGTATATTCGCGTCATTCATTACGAATGCATTCGCCATTTATGAAATATTCTTTGTAATTTATTATATGTGTTTTCAATAATATAATAAATTTTTCTGTGATTTGCTTGTTATTTACTTTGCAAACGCACTGAAATCTGCTGTGATAGGCATGAATTGAGCAGCCTTCTTTTGGGAGACCGCTCCCATGTAATCAAATTCGGCAGAACGGTGGTTCTTGCTAGGAAGAGCAGTATTTTGGGTACGAGTTCCTAACCCATTTTGTAGTCCAGGAATAATGTCCTTCTTCTCTTTCCTTTCCTCCACACCCGTAGGGCGCATTTTAAACAATCCCGCTATTCCAGACGCCGTATCCTTCACCAATCCAGTTGCGGCTCCAGCAGTATCGCGTATCAAATCATCTGCGGTATCAATCGTTTTTCCAGCAACGTCGCCGACCACACCTACAGTTTTTCCAGCAACGTCTCCTACTGCACCTACAGTTTCTCCAGCCACTTCTCCAGTACCTCTAACAATGCCTCCTGCGGATTTTTGAATGGTTGAACCAACATCCTTCTTGTCTTCTTTTACTAAAGATTTGCCGTTTGTTCCCATGGTTCCTGACCCTCCTTGTCCACCACAGTTCGTACACGTCACTTCCTTGGGACAAGACGGACAAGTAGGACAAACTGGCGGGACGATTTGAGTTTTCAGAATATAATCTTCAGAAGTTACATCGGGAGCACTCTCTGTGGCCTGTGTATCGGTTCCATTTGCAGACCCAGATGCACTCTTTAATTCTAGCACTGGTTTGCCTTCGGGTCCTTCCGTGCCCTTTTCCGAAAATTTGGTAATAGATTTCATAACCAACACTTCGCTCGCAGACCCTTCAAATCCGAGCAACACTACCATAGTGTTTTGTTTGTAGGGTAAATAGACCACTACATTCTGACCAATTTCATCAAGTGCATACATAGGTTCAAATTCAGACATCGTTACGTTCGTGCGCTGTTTGATGATTTCAGCGTCAGTGGTAATGAGGCCTTCGCCGCGTCTGTAAATATTGATTTCGGTGGACCCAGTTTTCACAATCAGATCACCAGTCTTGAAATCATATTTCACATTTTCGGAAATTTGATACACGTCGCGTTCTTCGTTATATAAAGGCTCGCTCACGAGGGTATTGTTAGAAGGGTTAGACAATGCGCGATAGTGAGATAACATAATAGGTGTCTCGGTTTTATCAGATGAATGTTTTGCCTTGCCGTCAAATAAGTAAGCGCCTGCTAACTTGTTTTCGTCCTTATTGAGAACCATCAAATATGTTTGTTCTCCCCATCCAATGTAATATACGTTCTTATCGCTCATATTGGTGGTTTGACTGGGGTATTCCCAAGAAGCGTGAGAAGGGCTCACTGTACTCGTGGTAACACTCGTATTTTTGGTTTCATCGGCACCATCAGTATAATATGTAACAGAACCAGACCTAGGGGTGATGAAAATGTTTCCAGACACGTCATTTCCAGAACCGTCTTGTCCTTGCACCTCTACTAAATTTGCGTTTGTATTATCGAATAAGATATTCTCGTTCAATATGTACAACTCCTTTGTGGATGAGTATTCATTCACCGTCTTTTTCATAAGTCCATTCGTGTGGCCCTCTCTAATGGAACTTCCGATAAACATCGAAATGACTAATATGATTAATAATATTAAAAATATAACCAGCGGGGTCATTTTAAATTTCAGGTTGAGTTTCATATTTGCAATATACCTTATAACCCGAAAATAGTTTGTATGAAAATTGATTTTGTTTTATTTTTCTACGTATATTGAAAATAAAACAAAGATGTTAGCCAGATGTTATGAACCTACCAAACACAAATATGAAATTTGCATTGATGAAGCCGGTCGTGGATGTTTATTTGGTCATGTCTATGTAGCATGTGTCGTTTTACCTAAAGATGAAAATATGTTTCCTGGGGAAAACATCAAAGATAGTAAAAAATTCACGTCCAAGAAGAAAATACAGGTCGTAGCCAATACAATCAAAGAACACGCGCTATATTACCATACAACACACTTAGATGCTGGTAAAATAGACAAGGTCAATATTTTACAAGCCGTCATGTTAGGAATGCATACTTGCATTCGTGAAACCATCTCGCATTTTAAATCCAAGGACCCCTCACTAACCATAGACGACTTCGCAGCATTGATTGACGGAAATTATTTTAAACCCTACAATGTATTTGATCCCAAAAAAGAGATGATCATCTCAATGGAATCATATACTTTTGAAAAAGGTGATGGACGGTTTATGGGAATTGCCGCTGCAGGCATATTAGCCAAAACTACACGCGATGCTTATGTTGTTGAACTATGTGAAGAATATCCTGAACTCGTCACCAAGTATGGATTGCAAACCAATATGGGTTATGCAACCAAAACACACAGAGAAGGCATCCAAGAACACGGCATTACACAGTGGCATCGCAAGTCCTACGCGCCTTGTAAAGGTCATAGCGAAAAATTTATCCTATAAACATATTATCTACATCTTCTTTACTTATATCTACGAAATTCGTTGTGTTATCATTCGTGCTGTAACCGATTACGAATTTCTTTTTATTCGTGTTGTATACAAATCCAGTCGTATATTCGACGTGTTCTTTTTCGAAAGTGAATAATTGACTGTATTTTTTTAATTTGTATTCATTCTCTGGGTCTAACACAACAAATATATGATAATATTGTCTTCGGTTCTCGTAACTCACGACATGACATACAAACCACAACTCATTATCTACTACAATGCCGTTTGTTGACCCCCTTACTCGTTGAAATAGACGCGGCGTATTATGTTTTTCTGAAATAAATGAATTATGGGTTCTCGTATCATTGGTTTCTGACTTGTCTAGGAACGTTCCTATTTGCAAAGGGCACCAGTTGTAAATGAATTGTAGAGAAGAGTTATTTTTGTTCTTAAAGAGAACCCAATTCTTTTCTATTGGATGTTGATGTTCTAGTTCTAACAGTCTAGATGAGCAAACTCCTGATGCCTCAATCAAGCCATATTCGACTTGTATTTTATTGGGTTGTATGCCTCGATTGCATATATACGTCAAATGGCCGTCATTGTCTATTAATTTTATATCTTCTAAGCCAACATACAATCCATCATACTGGGCGTCATGTTGGACATTGAAGGAGGTTCTCAAGTTTTCCCCTTGTTGGTCGAGAACATACATCACATTTCTACTGATGATTTTATCTTTATTGATATATTCACCCTTCTCATTTATTTTATAATTCACATAACGGACGTTCATTGCAAGTTCTCCTGCTTCGGTCATAGCGATAGAAGGAGTGGACATCGAGAACCCCGGGTTTGTTTTTACAAACTCGCGACACACATCTTGTATTTTGTTCTGAGGATGTTCTCCTTTGTCGAGATCACGTAGACGAGGTGTATAAAATTTATAATTAGACAAGATGTTATTGAATATAGTATCGTCAATCACGTTGTTGGATAACAATCGATAAATATTCTTATGAATATCAGTTGGTTTTACATCTACATAGAACGCCATAATAGACAATTCGTAATCTAATTTATAGTCATATATGGATTTTGCGTGAAACAAGTGATCGTCGCTATAATGATGTTTGCGTTGATAATCCGCCATTAAATAAAACTGATACGCCAAATTATATTTGCCTTGTTCTCGATATAATTTTACAATTTCGTATAGGTTCTCAATGCGATCAGGATAGTAGTTATATGCTTCCATCCAATAATGTACTGCATGAAATATGTAATTCGAATTGCGCATATTGTCTGACGTGAACAACAAATTATATGCCCTACCTATAGAATAATAACAATACCACACTTCTTCTTTCCATCCGCCTACCTTTATCCGTTGTTTGTATGTATCAATTGCGCCTTGGTATTGTCCAGAATCCAGGTAACTATTTGCGAGATAGAACAAATACCTTTCGTTATTCGGGCTACTTTCCAATCCTTTTTTCAGTAGTCTGATATCGCGTGCGAATTTGTCGTCTTTTGCACCGCCGTCTCCAATATCGTGGATGAACATGTCGTTTTTTTGTATAGTGTCTTGTTTGCAACCATTGGGTGTACTCATATATTCGTGTGTAACTCCCCAATAACTATATTCGGGGCGGTTTCTCACAATGCGTACGTTTTTATAGAAGAATTGATCATTGCCTTGAAATAAAAAATACGTATCATGATGCATATTTTGTTTGAATGCAGAAATATCCATATTTCCGACACATAGTTTCATATCTGCATCTAATAACAAGACATAATCCATATCTTTCATTGAAATACATTCAGACAGAGCATAATTTCGATTTGTAGAAAAATCCACAAACTCTTTTTCAACGATCTTGCCTGGTATATTCTTTTCTTGAAAATAGGACTGAATGATTTCACGAGTATTATCTGTACTTCCCGTATCGCATATACAGTAGCCATCTATAAACGGGAGAACCGAATCAAAAAATCGTGTGATAATTTTGCTCTCATTTTTCACTATCATATTCAGGCATATTTTAGGCATTTTTATATGTAGTGATAAAAAACACTCTTTAACTTTATTTTTTCTAACTATATAGTAGTTTATAAATATGTCATTTACTCGGTTTCGTGATGACCCTTACCGTATAAAAAAACAACTTGAAGAAACTACCTACACTGGAAGATATATGTTGAATACCCCAGGACAAGGCGTTGACCTTCCTTTTGTACAGGACCCGCAATTAAGACTACAAAAGTGGGGAGCAAACCTTCGACATAACACTATTAATCTCGAGAGTGACTTGCTTGGTCTAACCCGACCCTTGAACCGTGATTTAGTGAATAAAAATAATCACCATTTACAATCTGCATCATCTTCTTCAATCAACTATCGTGAATCTGCTCCGTTTGTTGATGAAACGAGATCCACGCATCCCGCTTGGAAATACAGAGATTTAGAACAAATGCGATGGGAAGAACCTATTCTGAATCCGCAAGCAAACCTCGAGAAAAAATTCCCTAACAATCTTCAATCTAGAATTTTAGAGAAAGACAATTTCAAACCCAAGGTTCCAGTTGTTCAAAATAGCAATCCATTTTATTTGACTGGTTCCTCCATATGCACAAACGGCAAAATCGACAAGTGTGTATAAAGATGCAATGTATCAAACGAAAAGTAATGTTTTGTAAATATCATATATAAATTTATATTTACATAATATAAATGGAAGTTGTTGTACCATTATTTGCTTTAACAGGTTTGTATTTAGTGGATAAACAAACCAAACAAGAAAAAAATCAAGAAAATTTTGAAAATCAGAACGACTTGCCCAATACAAATATCCCGGACGCAAATTACTTGCAAGCAGATCGCGTGGAATCATCTGATTTGGACAATACCGCTGAATTAACTGTTCTGAATAAGTTCAATAACCAATCTGGCGTATATACGGATAAGTATTTTCAACCACCTCAATCGAGTTCAAATGAATCAAACAATCTAGACTACGTTTCAATGAATGGTCAACGTGTTTCTGGAAACTACTTTGAACATAACAACATGACCCCTTATTTCGGCGGAAATATTCGCGGTACGGTGAAAGACGCAAATTCATACGAAGGTCTATTGGATTCTTATACAGGCACTGGCTCCCAAGACATTACCAAAAAAGAACAATCGCCTCTATTTACACCAGAAGACAATCTGCAATGGGCACACGGAGCACCTAATCAAACCGAATTTGTAAAATCTCGCATCAACCCCAGTATGAAAATGTCCAATGTAAATCCTTTTGAAGAGAAACAAGTTGCCCCTGGATTAGGTTTAGGATATACAACGGAAGGTGCGGACGGTTTCAACTCGGGAATGATGAACCGCGAGGCATGGCAACCGAAAACGGTGGATGAACTTCGTGTTGATAGCAATCCAAGAGCATCTGGTGTGTCTCTCATGGGCCACGAAGGCCCTGCTAATAGTCATATCAAACACATTGCTACTGCTGAACAAATGGGCATAATGGAAAAACATCGACCTGAACGTGCATTCGCATTGGATGAACGTAATGTCGGAGGAAACGACATTGGAAGACTCTTCGTAACCGGTGGTTTAGAAAAAGGACATTCTCTTCGTTCTATTCCAGTTGAAAGTCACGTCACGCGTCCTGAAACAAGCACCGATTATGCAGGCATTGCAGGTGCTCAACACGATGCTGCCTATGTTCCAGGTGAATATATGCCTTCGCATAATCAACAATTCGGGGCTGTACCTGTAGGCGTTGCGAATGCGAGAGGTCGCAGTAGCGCAGGTGATAATGATTACAGCATTCGTTCTAATAAGGCATATACGAACAATCGCTCTGCTAACCAAAATGATGGATATTTCGGAGTAGTTGGTAGCAGTATAGGTGCAGCAGTTGCGCCATTATTGGATATGCTGAAACCTTCTCGTAAGGAAAATATGATTGGTACAATGCGTCCTTATCAAAATCCTGGGTCATCTGTGTCGCAAAGTTATGTATTCAATCCTGCGGATAAACCTGCACCTACTATTCGCGAAACCACCGAAAATTCCAAATTTCATATGAATGTAAATGCGAACCAACGCGGCGGTGCATATAATGTTACCGATCATCAAGTCGCAGATACTACAAGAAACGAAACGGGTAACTTCTACTACGCTGGTAATGCCGGAGCGGGAGCAGGCGCTCGCCAAACTACTTCCTATGAGGCTGGTTACAATCAACGCAACAATGATATCAAATCCAGTACAATCGATGGTTATATGGTAAAAGGCAACATGTCTTTGTTGAACAGCGATGTGAATATGAGACAGAAAGAACGAGATGGAATGTTAAAGAATGAGCGTTCAATTAGCGGAAATATGCCTTATAAAGCACCCGACGTGTCTGGTATGGGCGTATTGTCTGGAAACGTGAAAGAATATAACACAAATATCCAGATGGAGCGCACTGCACCTGAAATGATGTTGAACCTTCAGTCCAATCCTTATGTGGTTGATTACAAAAAGGGTCTGTAAATAGCGAAAAAGGTAAAATATAATAATGTTGTTTGATAATAACATTATTATTGAATGGGAACGGGGGCACCAATATAAATAAGTAATCCGGTGATATTCTCTGCTTTATCGCAATTGATAATGATATCGTTGTTTAAACTATCTACATTTCCAACGATATTGAAATTTTCATCGAAAATGTTCCCGATAGATATGATATTCAAAGCCTTATTGCCTATATCAATATTTCCAATTACTAAATTGGTCCCTTTTACCTCATATAAATCAGTAGGATAAGGCATAGATGTAATGTTGTTGCTGGTCAACACCCCATTGGAGGGGGCACCTTCTATTCCAGGAGTGGTTCCCCACAGTTCGTAATTGTATTTGTTTACATCTACCTTGTTGGTAATTTTTAATTGAAAACTACTTGGAAAATACTTTCCGTCTTTGGGAGAAAGAGCAATATAACTATTCAACTTATTTGTTTCCATAGGCAATTTGACGTTTGTTACTTCTCCTTTTTTTATAGTAGATGGTTCTCTCACATTTGCTTCTGTTTCTTTTTCTAATACACAACCCATATTATAAACTATATCATTATTTTTTTTGCTAAACTCATTATTATCTTGTGTCGCATTACTATTATTATTTTGGTTAACCTGTATTACAACTTCAAATTCTGCAATTTCTGGCGAAGACTGTATTTCACCTTTCTTAAATTCATTTTTCACATCGTAAGCCATGGCTTGTTCCATTTCTGTAGAAGTCATCGGTTCTTGTATATTCGCATTATATATCAGACTGATACCTAATGCTATGATAAGTATACTAGTAATCCAACCCAATCTCATCTTTGATATAAGAATATAAAAAAATATGCTGCGAATTACAGTTTGGTTACAGTCACATCTTTGATTACATTTCGAATAATTTTATCCCGGAATTGTTTTGATTCCATCTCTCCAAATCCGCCTAATACTGTATCGGACAACCTCATAAATTCTTGATTGTCTGGCGTATCCATTTCTGTATAATTTGGATGTATTTCTGTCCATTGACGCATAGTTTTACAATTTTTATTCGCTACGCGATCCACTAGGTCCTTGATTGTTTGTTTTGAATTATCTTCTTTTGACCAAGAATCATTTTCACGAATATACAACGTTTCACGTTTCAAATCCGTACAATGCATCGGTCGTTTATATGCATCAATTTCGCGCAACTTATTTACTAAAATTCGAGAGATTCCATTCACGTACCCCAGTCTTCCCGTTTCTGTTAAATCCTCTATATCTAAAGTCATGTTATCCAAAAAATCGGACATATTCATCGCATCTTTACATTGTTCATTCAAAAATAAATTCAAATTGAATTTTTGGTTATTGTTTATCGTATTATTTGTAATTGTCTGACTACTATGTTTTACACTTTCCACTAATTGTTTTTGCAATTCCTGATTGTCTTTTTGTTGTTCTACCATTAATTCTTTGAATTCCTGATTGCTGGTCATTAATTCTTGATTTTGTTTAACTAATTCTAATAAAATGTTTGAATTGCTATTAGGCGGAACAATATCCATATCGACTTGCGATTTTTCATATAAAACTTCTTCTGGAATTTGTAAATTACATTTTTTACTGTGACGCCATAGACCAGTTCTGTCTTTGTACTCCTTATTACACCCATCACATATGAAGCGGCATTTTTCGGCATTTTTTGGTTGCGATTCTGTTGCCGATTTATGTTTTGCTGTGGTTAAATGTTTATCATAATTACTTTTTTTGCTGCATATAAAGTTGCATTTTTCACAACTATAAATTTCGGCATTTTTCGGCATTTTTGTATGTTGCGTGCGTTGCTATATTTTAGCAACATAAAAAATGCCTAAATCGTTTTTGAATAATTTATAAAAAAAAGTATGCAGCCAAATGTTTTATATAAAAACTCAAATCACTGCATTATGCTATGAACCCATTTTTTAACTTTTTCTTTCTCAAGACTTTCTCACAAAAATGAAAATTGGACATTTTTAAGAATGTCCAAAAGTGCAAAAAATTCTAGAGAGTTTGAAAAAATAATACAACCTTTTATAATTTATCCTTGACACGTCTTTTTCAAAATATTAGTTTTTTATAATTATGGTAGACGACCTTTGCTAAGGACCCCTATCTTACATCATCGGGAAATTTTTTGAGATTGCTCGTTTTATTTCGTGTTCATTTATTGCTCGTTTATTTTGTATCATCAATATAATAAGGCATATTCATGATACAGATCGCCCATCGAGGATATTCCGATAAATGTGGAGACAATAATATACCATCCTTTTTAGAAGCTATTTATTATGGATTTGATATGGTGGAAATGGATATACAGTTATGCAAAACTGGTGAAATTATCATATTCCACGATACCTATTTGCATAACAAACCCATACAAAATTATACACGAAAAGAATTACTGAACGAAGACATAGTGACGTTAGATACAGTATTGGATATGGTGAAAGTAGATTTAATCAAGATATATTTGGATATCAAAGGCGACGAGAATGTAATTTATCCGCTGATAGAGATGCTTCGTTCTCGATTTTCTAGTAGACAGTTAAGACGTATTTACATAAGCAGTTTCAACTGCAAATTTGTTGAACCATTATTAAAATCTCAATTGCCTGTAAAAATAGGGTTTTCTACTGCGAACTTATATGATAAAAACCAACTTGAATTGTTATGTAAGAACGTACACTTCGTATGTGTAGACTGGACCGCTCTGGACCATGAAAGCATCGAAATGTTACACGAAAAGGGTATCTATGTGTATGCGTATACTTGTACGGACGAATACATATTGAATTATATGAAACAATATAAATTGGACGGCATTGTAACGAATGGCTTGTTATGACCTTTTTAGAGGATAAAATTGATCAATCTGCCTCTACTGTTGTGAAAAGTAGTCAAAAATACCAACATGAGCAATACACAAATATATCAACTACACAAAACCTACAACCTCCTCTATCATTCAAATGTAGATTATGGATCCAATATAAATGCAATGCAAACACCGGTTAGATTGCACATTGAAGAACAGAAAACACGCAATATGTTAAGTGATCTGGAAAACAAGATAGCCAAATGGACACAAGTTGCACAAGACAGGCATTATGACGAAGAATGTCCAATATGTTATGAAGGCATCCGCATTAACAATTACATTGTTCCATCGTGTGGGCATAAAATTTGTCTAGGATGCTATAAAAGCTGCATTTTATCCAAAAGTCCGTGCGCGAACAACTGTTGCTTGTGTAAAGGAACTATTCTATAATAAAAATACATAATGCATTATTCGATGCAAATCTAAAAATATTTATTTAAAAATAATACATATAAATATTTTTATTGTTCTATACAATATGTCTTTACACACAACAACATTACACACACAGCAAGATCTATTATTCGACAGTTTGAAAGAGTTTTATACAAATACTGAAAATTTGCAAAAGATAATTAATATAGTGAATGGAGAATCAAACATTTCCTTGCGAATTGTTGATTGGTTTGTAACAAATTATGCGAAAAAATATTTTACAGTGTATGAAATGTCTGTATTGTTCGGAACAAAGGAAGAGAATGTTCGGTTCAAGGTATACAATGAATACAAGTTGAAACTGAAAGCATATTCCAAGAAAAGGTTCGACCCCTTTTGTAGATGGGAACGCATTTCAATTCCATATAACAACAATATGTACATGGAGACCACGTTGGGTCAATTAAATTTTTTCAAATGGGCGTTGCAACACAATGTGATTGATTACATCGACCAGCATTATCAACACATTGAGCAAGATATGAATAATCGTAACAGCACATCCAAAAGAAAAGATAGCATTGACGAGACAAAGCAAGGCGACAAGTCGAAAACAAGAAAAAAACGGGAAGAATTGTCCATATCTGCGTGCAAATGCATAAAAAAGGAAAGCGTAAAAATAATAGTAAAATTTAATTAATAGAAATATTTATATTTATGGGAACGCAATTGCCCAATCCGGTGATTTATCAAATGCATTATCGGGTTGATAACGATTTGAATGGTTCAGAAAATATTTGTTTGTTAACTGTGTGATGAAATCGCTAATTTTGGTTACCCATTTATCCCCTTCTTCGTCGTCTTCATTATCATAATTTACATTTTTGTTCGTATCGAGTATTAATACAGGAATATCTAACTCCTTGTTTTTCAACCAAACGTCGTGATACTGCTGACAACGCTGCAAATATTCGAGCGCAATTCCAGCTTCCCCGTCACGAGAACGTTTTTCAATTCGCCCTAAACAAATTTCTGCAGTTGTATCTAAATAGACGTACCCAGTAGGTTGATACAAATCTTTGTGTTCATCGTAAAATAAGTTGTAAATTTTGTATTCCATTTCATTCATTACCCCATCATCATATAACATTTTAGCAAATATATTGGCGTCGGCTTCGATGGACCGTTCGCAAATAATAACAGTGCATTGGGGATTTTTTTTAATGGCGTTTTTCAAATTTGTAATCCGTGTGCAACAAGCCATGATTTGAAAGGGAAATGCATATTTTTCGGAATCTTGATAGAAGTGTTTCAATATAGTAGTATCATTACTATCTTTGATGGTATCCCATTTGTCGACGGGTTCTTTTAGAAACAACACTTTGTCTTTATGATGAACCTCTAATACCTCCTTTAATTTTTGCAAAATAGTTGACTTACCCGTCCCAATATTCCCCTCAATATTAATGATCAACGGAAGCGTCATGTTGCTTAATTTGTATATACATTAATCCAACAAATATTTTTCATTTCAATTTTATGATGTTATGAAGTCATCAACAATTTTTTTATTCTATATTAAATATATAATAAATGTCCGAAGACGAGACAACACAAATGGTAAAACGCAACTCAATCAAAGAGTTGTCTGAAAATATTCAGACAATCGTGTCTGACCAAGATTTCAAACAAAAATCCGCGGTATATGTAAGTTTCGTACTTGAACTCTATCGTGTTCTCATGGGGTCTATGTTATTAATGTTTGTTCCTCAAAAGTGTGACGACCATATCTGTGATATGTTTGAAAATACTACAGTTGTACCCGAAGTTTATAATACCGCCATTGCTCTGAATGCATATGCATTGGTTTGTTTTCTTATTATGTATATAGTCGAAATTAAGCGTGAAAATAAGTTGATCAACTATTTAGAAGTAGACAAGCACTTCGCATTCGATAACGAGTCGGTAGGAGAAGCATTGGTGAAACTGCCTGCAAATAAAAAGGAATCTATATTGGCGTATGATGGTTATTACTTACATTCTGGCTATCTCGCATTGTCTGCGTTTGCATTGAACGCGGGTGTAAGTGGATATGTCGTATATACGAATTATTTAGATGATAAGACATTTACGGTGTATCTGACTAATATTTTATTCATGGCGCTGAAAGTAAAGGAGACCTGCGACATTGTGAACACGAAGAAAAATATATTTTATTCTGCTTATTTGATGGATAGAATACAGTTTAATGTAGTAGATAAAGATAAAATGATAGAGGAGGAAGAGGAAGAGGAAGAGGAAGAGAGTTCATTAAATACATTATAAAGTCAACCATCTGACATACAAACAGAATTAGACGAGGCAATTGAATAAATTACACAATGAATGGAAGAGATAATTGTTTGTATTTTTCATGCATAGGCGTGGTCGTTTGGGACTCTTCATCTGAATCGCATTGAGGATGTATTGGATGGACAGTTTTGCCCCATCCTTCTTCCAAGTTATAAATACTTGCAAATGTGAAGGTTGATAGGTTCGAGTTGTCTTCTACACCAACGGTTTTATATTTTTTACATAGACGAACAATATAAAATGAACACAAAATAGTAACTGTTAAAATTGCGATGATTACACCAACTGTGAGCATATAATTCGGATTACCTTGTTTGCTTATATTATGCATCGTATGTTTATTATAATGAGTGGGAATAGAAGTGGGAATAGAAGTGGGAATAGAAGTGGGAATAGAAGTGGGTATAGAAGTGGGTATAGAAGTGGGTATAGAAGTGGGTATAGAAGTGGGATCATCATAATGCAATTCAAAGAAGAATACTTTGTTCATATTTTTTGCAGCAATCGCGATATACGTATCTATCAATGCAACATCATTACCAAAACCAGACTGGTCTTGAAACCCGTCAATTACTGTAACGCTTGAAATATTATGAACAAAATTATCAAACAAATACGCTTTTTTTGCTCCACGTGCTCCTACAAGAAGCATCGAATTATGGATAGAAAGTGAATAACCAAATTCACTTGTGTCGGCATATTGATCAATCACGCGCCACGCATTTTTATTCCAAGTGCCTTCACTCGTTTGGGTAAATACAAATACCTTGTTTACGCCATATGCACCAACTACAATATATTCGTTTTGTATAACCACATTGCACCCAAAGTTTGTTTCTTGAGTATAACCATCTATTTCAACCACATTGTCCCACTTTTGACCATTGTTTGTAAATATAAATACTTTATTATTCGAACCAACAATTGCATAGTCATCTGTTATATCGACCGATAACCCAAACCCCGATTCGGTAGAATATTCTGTAATTGACCTCACCAAAGTATATGTATCATCTTGTAGTTGATAAATATATGCATAATTGTTCCCAGATGGAGCACCCACTATCATATAATAATCACTAAGTGATAACGATTTTCCATATTCATGACTACTTGTTTTAGATATTGTTTGATACACATTGTTTGAATAATCATTCGTATCTTCATTTTCTTTGTATACGTATACTTTATCTGAAGCATATCCGCCGACCGCACAATAATGGTTATTTATAGACAATGCATAACCGAACCATCCTTTATTTGATAATTCCGTGCTATGTGCAAAGTCCCATGTGTTATTATTTTTACGATAAATAGTAGCATAATTCCCTATGTTTGAATACCGACCAACGCTACCTATAACAAGAGTATGGTTGTTTATATCTATGGAGGAACCAAATGCACTTAATGACGATTCGATAGTGGTTACATTATATACATCGATGCTATATACACTTAATATTGTAACGAGTGCACTGGTAAAATAAAACTGGGACGTGAACATGGTTGTATTGACTGAATTTACATAAAAATCTATACATAAATCAATTTTATAGGGGGATAAAGTCATATAAACGCATATTAGACAGTATTACAATGACTTCAAATAGTCGACCAAATTGGAATGATTACTTCAAAGAAATAGTCCAAGTCACTTCTCGACGGTCACCTTGCAATCGACTGCAAGTTGGGTGTTTGTTTGTAAAAGACAATCGAATAGTAAGCCAAGGTTACAATGGATTTTTACCAGATTGTTCACATATAAGTATTGTTCGCGACAATCACGAACAAGCAACCATCCATGCAGAACAAAACGCTTTATGCGATTGTGCGAATAGAGGGGTATCTTGCAAAGACTGCGTTGTGTATATAACACATTATCCTTGTTTGGTATGTACTCGCCTATTGTTAGCAGCAGGTGTTTCGGAAATTCGATACATAGACGATTATAAAAACGACGACTTGGTTGAATATTTTGCATTACAGAAAAATGTACAAATTACAAAAATATAGGGCTTGAAAAAAATATAGAAACAACAACTTAACATTAATATCAAATGAATGTTAAGTCAAATATTTAAAAAAGAAATACAAACTGTCTCTTTTGAAGATATACAATACGCAATTCAACACCCAGACGATTTTCTGGTGATTAATACACTGAAAGAAGGTGATCAGGAATATTTGATCACAACGACTATGTATTACAAGCAAGAAGAAGAAAAGATAAATGCGTTAATGAATCAGTATGATTTTTCTGGTAAAAAAATAATTATTTATGGCGAAAATACCCACGATCGTGCTGTAGAAAAGAAATACCATCAAATAACTTCTCTGGGGTTTCAATGTGTGTTTATGTACCAAGGAGGATTGTTTGAATGGTTATGTTTACAAGATATTTATGGAGATGAACATTTTCCAACAACAAAACCATTGTTGGATATTTTAAAATATAAACCCAAATCACGATTTTAATCCCAACTGGTGGGTCTGTGTTTCTTTCCTCCATCATAAACTACGGCGAAGTTTTCGTCTACCAACCATCCGTTGATATGTTCTTCGCCCAAGTACACATCAGCCAGAATGCGACCATACTTTTCGTTAGCAACGTTACGCAACTCAACAATTTTTCCCATAATTCGCTCGGAAAGAGCATCGCGGACGAAATACGCCAATTCCTTTTCTGCGTCAGACTTTCCACGAATTTCAGGCGTATCAATGCCGTTCAACCTAACAGAGAAACGGTATGTTGGACCATCTGTGTTAGGTAGGCGTGCAGCAATTGTGATGGTATCGCCATCATATACTTTGATAACTTTACCATATTGAATTGGATAAACAAACGGAATGGTATCATTGTAACTGATTGAATTCAGATAGGACGTATCCATATTAATATATCATATAGCAGGCGCAATTTTTAAACCATTTAACTGACTATAAAATTGATTTATACAAATTGAGTGGATATATTCATAGTAAGTAATTATTATATTCAACCGTTTAAAATGGATCTTCGTCAAAACAAGTTATCAAAAAGTGAATGGGAATCCATTGAGGTCCCTTCTTCTTCGGAAGAGAAAGCGATTTTGAAAATGATGATAAAGGGATTTCATCATCTAGATATACACAGCAATAAAAACCAATCCTTGTTTTCTTTTACTAAAATCGAACAAACCGATGAAGTCGAGTTGTTGTTGTACGACCGCTATTTCAAAGAAACAATGGAGAAAACAATGAAAAAATATGGAAAAAATATGAATGTACAAATCACCAACTTGCAAGGAAGTCAACTAAAAAAATTAAAGAGTGCGGACATGATCCGCATTACAAACTTGGAGGCAAATATCAAAGAAAACAAACAATATATTTATGAATTTGTTCTATTGGAGTTGTTCCATGAATTGTTAAAAAATTTGCACAAAAACAAACCGCAATTCGCATTGTATTTGTATACTATTCGTCAACTAGAACAAAACAGTATTCGGCATATAAACAAGCACGTATTGCATAACATCGAGCATTATTTGGTATATGCACAGCGAAAAACGAGCGCAAACGATATTATGAAAAATGCCTATAATTTCATTGAACGTAACGCCTATCTATTAAAATACCAAGATTTAACCCTATTTGAACACCAAAAAAAACTATTTCAACTATTTAGTTCAGATGACGAGCAACCTTCTTCCAAACTTGTGTTGTATACTGCACCAACAGGAACGGGCAAAACGATTTCACCAGTTGGACTATCAGAAGGAAAGCGCATTATTTTCGTATGTGTGGCTAGGCACATTGGTTTGGCTCTCGCAAAAGCAAGCATATCAGTAGAGAAGAAGGTTGCTTTTGCATTTGGATGCAAGGATGAAACTGATATTCGTTTGCATTATTTCTCGGCGGTAAACTACACCAAACACCGTCGCTCAGGTGGAATTGGTAAGGTAGACAATAGTGTGGGAACGAATGTAGAGATAATGATATGTGATGTACAGTCTTATTTGATCTCGATGAATTACATGCTAGGCTTCAATTCAGTAGACAAGTTGGTCACATATTGGGACGAGCCAACGATTACAATGGATTATGGTGAACACGAATTGCATAGCATTATTCATAACAATTGGAAAGAAAATAAGATCCCGAATATGGTATTATCGTGCGCAACTTTGCCGAGTGAACAAGAATTGGCGGGAGTATTTTCTGATTTCCAAAGCAAGTTTGAAACTGCAGAAATTCATACAATCAATAGTTATGATTGTCGCAAATCGATCCCAATATTAAACAAAAGCGGTTTCTCAGTACTCCCTCATCTATTGTATGAAAATTATGTGGACATTATGGATTGCGTTGATTATTGCAAAGATCACTTAACCTTGTTGCGCTATTTCGATTTACAGGAAATTATTCGATTTATTGATTACGTGTCTTCAAACGATTATCTATTGGCGTCAGTCGATTTTAAATCTCACTTCGAAAATATTGTGGACGTGACTATGAATTCAATTAAATTATACTATTTGGAAGTATTGTCTCATTGCAAACCTGAAGACTGGCAAACTATTTATCATCATATGAAAAATACTCAGCTGTCCAACCTGGATAGTGTTACACAAAATGGATTGGGAAAGACCAAAAGTCTATCATCTTATTCTGGTGGTTCCTCATTGAAGCGAACAAGTAGCACGCACGGTGAACCAACGCAAACTGCAAAAGCAAATACAAATAGCAAAGGTATACTGCTCACTACGTCAGATGCGCACACATTAACCGATGGACCAACGATATTCTTATCCGAAGATGTAAAGAAGATAGGTAATTTCTACATTCAACAATCGAATATCCCCACAGTGATGTTCCAGAGCATATTGCATAATATTTCCAAGAACGACGATATTATTAACAAAATCACATATCTGGAAGGAGAAATCGCAAACAAGGAGACCAAAATGGGAGCCGATAACGAATCGACAAGCGCACGCGAAAGTGGACGATTATGTCATGAATCGCAACATTGGATGAACCAAATCGAAAAAATGCGTAAAGAAATCAAACTAATTTCACTCGATCCGACATATGTACCGAATTCAGTTGCTCATCAAAAGTTATGGACACCAGACAAAGAAGTGTGTGAAAATGCGTTCACTGCATCATTGGACGAAGAACATACGCGTGATATTATGTCGCTGAACATCGATAATCATTTTAAAGTATTGTTGCTTCTGGGGATTGGTATGTTCATTGAAAATGTGGATGTGAAATATATGGAACTGATGAAACGCTTGGCTTCCGAACAGAGACTCTTTATTATCATTGCCTCATCGGATTATATATATGGAACCAACTATCAGTTTTGTCATGGATTTATTGGGAAAGACTTGACCAACATGACGCAACAGAAAACACTTCAAGCATTGGGCAGAATTGGTCGCAACAATATCCAACAAGATTACAGCGTTCGGTTCAGAGATGATAATATGATCATTCAGTTGTTCAAGACACCCGAGCACAATGTGGAAGCAAATAATATGTGTCGTTTATTTTCAAGCGATGAGTAGAAAAATACAAAAATAGAATTGTGTAACCTGTATAGTAATAATGTATTTTTTATTTACATTTTGTAAGCATAACTGGTGTGCTAATTATTATTTTGTTATAAGAAATAGTATTAGGTGAATGTATAAGTATGCATAGACGAGGATATCACGGAAGGCGTCATGGACATTACGGAAGACCATTTTATGGCGGATATAGATACCCTCGTTGGGGGTGGGGAGGTTATCGTCCTTATTGGGGCGGATACCCTTATTACAATCCTGTTCTTTGGTAAAACAATATCATCACATTGAACATGTGAATAATTACTTTGGAAACTAAAAAATGCAATCATCAATGAGATGATTGTATTTTTTATTTTATGATTTTCTTTATTTTCTTTACCATAGAGACAACATTCTTTTGGTTGATTGGATAAATCCCTCCGAATGGTTTGTTTTGATTTCTCTTCTCGCATTATGACTATGTTGAACAGCAGTATCTACTGGTGGGTCGATTCGTTCTCTGTACATCCGGTCGATCGCATACAACGTATATGTATTTTTCGTATCTGGAGAAAACGGAAAGAAATGTCGATTCATTGGAATAAAGTCCTTCACAACATCATTTGTCGTCGGTATAGACAGTGTTTCGCTTGATTGTGTCTTCGGTATAAAGATATCCAATATGTCGTCTTCCGTAAATACAGTATTTATTTTGATTTCTTCAAACAACAATTCTCGCAAGTGTTTCATTGTAGTATTTCCGTTGCAAGTAACACTTAACGGTTTACACGCAGTGGTGTTCAGGTTAAATGTGTAGTTCATGATTGGTTCGATGTTTGGTAGTTACAGATGATTTTGATCATTTTTATTCAATTTTATCAATAAATCTTTCTGATAAAGCACGCATAATGTTCATACCATTTTCTTGTTTTTGGTGGTTCACATAGTCGCTCAAGAGACGACATCATTCTATCTTGACTATAAGACCATTCCATTTTCTTGACTTGTTGGGTATACTGTATGATAATTGTATCCTTTCAATTTTACTTTTGAAAATGGGATAAAGTATACATCAGATATATAATAATTATGGAAGAACTGCAAGTATACCAAGTATCTCCATTAGATAGATCATCAATATATACAACGGAATATTGGACGAACCAATTATCCAATGGTAAGAGTGTGACTGTGCTATACACACTGCAATGCGATGACGGTGTATTTCAGTTTGAAATAACGGATGAAGAAAAGGAACAATTATTACAAAAAGACCATATTATAGTAAATGATTGGAATGCTTCAGTAGAAGAAGTAGGGATGGGATGGGATTTTGAACATAAAATACAAAATGAAGAATCGTATACAGTTGAAGAAATAGAGGAAATTAAACAATTGATGTATGTTTGTAATGGATATGATAATGAAGATAATGATTTCAATCAAGATATTATGGAAGAAAATAGCTGGAGTATGAACGATACTATATATGAAATATATTCAAAGTGCGAATTTGAATGTATGTCTTGATTTACTTTTTGAAAATGGGATAAACATAACAGGTCATATACAGTAAAGATGTCTGAAGGTGAACTGCGATTGCGTATTGTTGAATTGGAAAAAC